TCGCTACCAGAGTTTGTTTCGGTAGCCGACCCTAATATTTCTACGTTGGATCTATCAAGTTTTAATGTACCTGTAACTCCTGATGCTCCATCTTTTACATACAATGATGCTAGTTTGCAAAAAGCGTTTGCATCGTTAAATGTGCAGTTTAGTACATCTGCACCAACATATACTGCACCAAATATGAAACCTATAGACTTTACAAAAATATCATCATTGATTGAAGACGATGAAGATATAGAATTAGCACAAATCAAACTTTCTGAAGAACAGGTTAAAGTTTCAGAGTTTTCTGCTGAGGTTCAAGATAGTGTAAATGCTTTTAACAAAGAAAACACAGAGTATCAAATACAATATCAAAAATCTGTACAGGAGTTTGAAAGCCAAGTTAATCAAAGAATACAGGAAATGTCTATTTCTAGTAACATAGACCTCCAAAACAAGGCTAAATCGCTCGAAAAAGAAGTAAGTGAGTACTCATCTAAGCTACAGAGATATACGCAGGATTTACAGCGCTATCAAGCGGATGTGAGCAAATCTGTGCAAGAATGGACATTGAATAATTTGCAATATAAGTTTGCCAAGTATCAAACAGACATAAATGAGAATTTAAACGAATATCAAGCTAAAGTAGGTTCTACTTTGCAAAAATATTCTGCTGATATATCAAAACTAGGCACAATAACTCAAACTGAAGCAAATAAACTTGGAGCTAACCTTCAAAAGGATTCTGCTAAAAACAATGTAGAGTTACAGAAGTTTAATTCTGCATTACAAGATTTTTCACAACAATCACAAGTGTATATAAGCGAATTTAATTCTAAGATGCAAAAATCGCAGATAGAATACCAATGGTATGAGAAGCAATATGCAATTGTACAACAACAATATGAAAAAGGTTTTGAACCATTCATAATAAGGAGACAACAAGATGGCGAACAGAGTCGAATACGCAGTTAGTGTTACTCCTGTAAAATCTACTACTTTTGGTGTAGACTATGCCGCAGGTGATGTTACAGATTTAACAGGTCAAGCACATGATTACATACACCCAGAAGTGGCAAAAACTTTAGGGGGCAGTGGTACTATTTCTAGTATTGCAGCTACAGTAGTTGGTTATGGTAATGCAACAGACGGAAGTCCTGATTATTTAACAACAAGCAGTCAAACTGTTGAATTAGCAATAAGCGCACAACAAGATATGATCTTTATTAAAAACCCTGGTCTAAAGTCAGATAACTCTGAATTTACAGGAACCATAGCTGTAACAATAAAAAATACAAGTGGTGGTGCTTATCAATCAGCATTTGCAACGCTAGGAAAAGACATGGCTATAGTATTGCCAACGCCTTCTAATAACGTTACTTTTAAATTTACTGCATCTGGTAGCGATGAAGTAAAAATTGAATATATGATGATTACTTGATGGAAGATTGGACAACAGTAGAAGCAACACCAAACACTAATTGGGGCGACTCAGTAGCTGACCCTTCTACGTCTTATTCAACATCAGTTAATAGTGTGTCAACAACGTATAAATCTTTTCAAGTATTGTTTTTTGCAGACAATCTTAATGCTAGCTGGGAAGGTTTAGATGAGATAGTATGGGGTTTTGAATGACATTAAAAGAATTAATGGAAAGAGTTGGAACAACAAATCAAGGTTATGCCATAGCGTATACAAAAGATGCTATGCGTGAAATAAACATGATGATTGAAGATAATGTAGCTTTGAGTAAAGCAACTATTACTAAAGGTCAAAGGTTTTATTCATTTCCTTCTGATTTTATATCGCTAAAAAATGTAATGGTTTACGATACAACTGAAACTAAATATGTTAAAATAAAAAGAACGTTAGAAGTTAAAGACGTAGATACGGATAATACATAATGGCTATAGATTTTTTATATTATTTACAAGGAGCTAATATTGCTCTTGTAGAAAAAGAAGAAAACACTCAAGATTACAAAAGTCCAAGTACTACTATTACCGATGGATTGCAGTTAGAATATTCTAAAATGCCTACTGCTCCGACTGCTGATAATAGCGTAATAGATCTTTCAGAAGAATTATGTTTAGCTGTTGTTGATTATTTAAAAGCAAAGTTTGCTGAAAATGAACAGCAGTATGATAAAAGAAATTTTCATATGGCTGAGTTTAAACGCAAAGTGTTTCAATACCAGAGAAATCGTTTTGGTGGTCTAAGAAAAGTAGAACAAAAAGAACCATACGCAATTAGATGAGGATAATATGCCAAATAGTTTAGTAGGACAATCAATCGGAACAACATACAAACAGCTTACTCATGTTGATGGTGGGCTAGAAAGTACTGATAAAAAACTTTTAGATGGAGATGGTACAGAGGCATCAATAGAACTTGGTACTGACAATATAAATGTTGCTACTCATAACGGGTCCAACAAAGGATTAAAATTACAAGGAACTCTGCTCACTGCTAGTGCAACAGAGTTGAATCAACTAGACAATAAAACAGTTGGTGGAAGTGGGTCTACGGATATACCAACTAATAATGGTACTGCTTCTTTCGACAATAAAACAATAGATGGAGGCTCATACTAATGGCTAATACTATTCAATTTAGGAGAGGTACAACAGTTCCTTCGAGTGGTCTGAACGCTGGTGAACCTCTATTCAAAACAAACGATGCTAGATTTTACATAGCAACAGGAGCTTCAACAGCTAACTGGGTAGGCGCACCTATCTTAGACGAAGACAACATGGCAAGTGATAGTGCGATTAAACTTGCTACTCAACAATCAATTAAAGCATATGTAGATGCACAAGTAGCAACACATGATGCATTGAGTGAGTTAGTAGATACTAATATTAGCAATCCACAATCTGGTCAAATGGCTATATATGATGGTACTAATAGCTGGGATAATGTATCTATGGGTGGTGATGCTACAATGAACGCTGCTGGTCAAGTAACTATTGCTAACGATGCAGTGACAAATGCAAAAGTTGCTGATGACGCAGTAGACTCTGCTCAAATTGCTGATGGAGCTATTGACACAGTACATATTGCAAACTCACAAGTAACAAACGCTAAACTTGCTAACTCAACTACTACTTTTGCTGGAGATTCTGGCAGTAACCAGGCTATGGCTTTAGGAAGTACTTTTACAATAGAAGGTACTGCTAATGAAATAGAAACAACTATGGCTACAAATAAAGTAACTGTAGGTTTACCTAACAACGTAACAGTTAGTGGTAATTTAACTGTAAATGGTACAATGACAACTGCAACTAGTCAACAAGTAGAGCTAGGTGATGTTAATATTATGATGGCTAAAGAAAACTCAGCAAACTCTGTTGATATTGGATTCTTTGGCAAGTATGTTGCTAGTGGAACAAAGTATAAAGGAATATTTTCCGATCAAGACAATTCAGATACTTGGACATTCTTTAAAGGAACTGGTACTGAACCAACTTCTACAGTAGATACTAGTGCTGGTGGATACGCATTGGCTGGTATTAAATGTGCGAGTGTAGATGGTGCTACCATTGATGGTGGTACATATTAATGGCAAATACATTACAATTAAAACGAAAAACAAATGCTACTGGCTCTCCTACTGCAGGAAATCTTTCTGAAGGAGAATTAGCTATAAACACTGTTGATAAGAAACTTTTTTTTAAAGACTCATCTAACAATGTGCAAGAAATAAAAGATAGCACAACACAAACTGAAGAAGCATTGGCAAATTCAGTTGCTATGGCTGTAGCTTTAGGATAACATTATGGCAAATACATTTAAAGCAAAGACTAAACTAAATGTATCAGGCTCTGCAGGTAGTCCTACGACTATCTATACTGTACCTAGCTCTACAACAGCTGTTGTACTAGGATTAACCCTTTCGAACACAACTGCATCAACATCAATTACAGTAACTGTTAAAATGGAAAACAATGATGGCGACAATATTACTGTACTTAAAAATGCACCTGTTCCATCTGGTGGATCATTGGAGGTTATGTCTGGTAATAAAATAGTCATGGAGGCTAGCGATATACTTAAAGTATATGCAAGTGGTGCTAGTTCTTGTGACTGCTTACTATCACTAATGGAGATTACTTAATGCCTTTTATTGGTAACAAAGTAGCTGATGTTGCAGTAACCGTTGGTCAAGGAGTTATTGATGCTAGCCATATACAAGACGCTAGTATTACTACTGCTGACATTGGTAACGATGCAATCACACCTAATAAAGTAGACGATGACGGAACTGGATTCCAAATGGGATCTCTTGGACTTGGTACTGCTGTATCAGGCTCAGAAAAGCTAACTGTTGGAGGCACTGCTTCATTTACAGGAATAGTATCTTTAGGTGATTTAGATATAACACCAACTTCATCTAATGTATCTGTTATAAAACACGATAGTGGTAGTGGTTCATTAACTTTACAAGGCGACCAAGTTAATATTAAAAATAGAGCAGGAGATGAGACAGGTTTAACTTACAATGATGGTGGAGGAGTTACTTTTGGGGGCAGTATAACGCAATCTGCTAATGCTAATTTAAGACATACTATTACAGCAGGTGGTAGTGGAGAAGCATCTTTAGTTTTAACTGCTAACAATAGTACAGGTGATTCTTTTGTAAGATGGGAAACAAATTCTACAACTTTTTGTTTAGGTTTTGATAATTCTGATAGTGATAAATTTATTTTAAGTGCAGGAAGTGACCCTCATTCTAATAGTGTAATAAACATACAACCTGATGGTTCATCAATAGCCATAGATAAACCTTTAAGTTTTACAGATGTAGTAACAGGTAAAACAAATTCACATATTTCATATACAGCAGGTCAAGGAACAGACACGGTAACTGGTGGAGCTTTTCGTGCCCCAGGTTCTGATATAGTTACAGGAAGATTATTTTTACAAGGGTATCAAAATGGAGCAACTGATTTAGTAGGATTTAATAACGAATCAAGCCAATTAGTATTATATAATTATACAGACAGTGCTTATATGGTAAAATTAGACCATACAGGCAATGTTTCTATAAATGGTGACAGATTTATGCTTATGGAAAGCAATACTGATAAAGGATTCTTTGGTAAAGACGATTGGGCAACAAGTGGTGGAAGTGCTGACAATGTAAATGTAGGCTCTTATAGTGGTCAGGTTAAATTAACAGCAGGAGCAGGTTCTAGCTCAACTTCTAATATTGTTTGCTTAACAAATAAATCAACACATTTTA